TCCTCAACGGGGAAGGAATAACCCCGCCATACTTACCGCCGCGCCATTTCGCGGGTTGCCACAACCGGAAGCGCACGGTCGACGAAAATTTAACGACAGGCTATCTATGAACCAGCTACCTCGCCGTGCGCTTTCGCGTTATGGTCTGACTTTTCAGGGAAATATCCTTTCAGTAAACTGTCAGTGCCGGATGCTCACCCGTGTCCGGCGCACGCACTCTACCTCACCCGTGAATAAATTAATGATTAATTGATATTTTATAGGTGGATTCAACTTTCCCATCGGATGTGTGATGCTTTAAATCACAGGAATTAATACTGCTTGCTGTAAAGTGATTTTCAAGGGGGTCTATTCGAATCCCTTTCTTTTTCATTAACAGGCCAAATCCCTTATTAATGATGTCCATTAATTCCAGAAAGTATTTTTCATGTAAATCCTGGTTATCAGAGAGCTGCTTCTCTTTGTATAGCCCGATAAAGGCTCGGCGCACGTTACCGGATATATTATCGATGGTTTCTTTTTCTACGGTACTCAGGTCAAGAGTAGCCAATTGAGAACGAACTATATTCGCTGCCATTTCCTGGAATGGTATTGGTAAATCTTTAAATTCCATCGTCAACCTCATCAGTCAGTGTTTCTGGCTAACCAGCGACGCGCGCCAGATTCGGTTTTAAGCGTTTTGCTTTTGGTATACGTCATTGCGGTGAACGTACCGTCCTGGTTTGGGAACACGCCGCACACCAGAGATTCGTTGTTGCCAAGATCGATAGTATCCATGCTGACCTCATTTCCCCTTAACGCCGGGGTAGCGGAACAAAAACCTGCTGCATAGTTAAAGTTGAACCCTGCCGTCATGTTCTTACGCCTCGGGCTGGCTACTTAACCCCTGACCACTGCCGGGTAACTCGAAGTATTGCCCGGCGTTCTGTGGGGGGGGGTTGGTGAAAATAATCTACAATTAAAAACTGTTTTGTGTCAACAGTTTTTAATTGTTGGTTTAGGCAAAAAAACTCCCTCGAATGAGGGAGTATGAAAATTGTTCTGCTTAGATAGAGAAGGGAAATTGTCGTCGGGCATGCACAATATTTGCAATTTCAATGCTTGAAGTTGTAACTGTCTTCTTGTTCGGTTGTTTCGAATTCTGAAACTATCGGAGAAAGGGCTGTACTCATGGCATAACTCCTCTTCTTGTTCAGTGGTCACGCCAGGCGGCTTTTTTGTGCCGCTAACCATCGGGCAATGGTTTCTTCCATTGATTTTTTCTTGTCTTTGATTTCTTGAAGCATTTTTTCCTGGTCTTCCTCAGGAAACGCACTAAAAGCTTGGAGCAGTTCGCGTTGGCGAGGACCAATTTTCATCGTATCAGGGGTGAAAATTTGCTCCCTCTCTTCAGGAGGCAATAAAAACCAATGCAATGGATGCCCTGTAACCTCAACCAGTTTATCCAAACTTGAGGCTTTAGGTGTTGCCTTACCGCTGACCCATTGTTGAACAGTTTGCTGTGTCACACCAATTCTACGGGCAAGCTCAGCCTGGCTCCATCCAGTTTCCTGAAGAAGCTTGCTGATTCTGTACATAGATACTTCTAGGGCGTTCATCATTTTCCAATTTTACAGGCAAATACTGTTAAAAGCATCACAATAAAAAACTGTTGATCGCATACAGTTTTTTATTGTAGGCTTTGCTTATAGTTTTTCAGAGGAGGGCAAAATGCTAGATAGCACTCGCGAAAAAATTAGGCAGAAACACACTCAAGCTGAAATAGGTCGTTATATGGGAGTTGCTCAACAGACTGTTTGGCAATGGTTTAGCTTTGGTGTTCCCCCAAAGCAGGTAATTCCGTTATGCCAGCTAATGAAGTGGGAAGTTACCCCGCATGAAATTCGCCCTGATATTTATCCTAACCCAACCGACGGTTTACCTGTTGGATGTAAAGTTAACACACCAAATACACCGGGGATGATTCATGAAAATCAAGCATGAACACATCCGCATGGCGATGAATGCCTGGGCGCGTCCGGACGGTGAAAAAGTTCCGGCAGCTGAAATAACCCGGGCTTATTTTGAGCTGGGTATGACATTCCCGGAACTGTATGACGACAGCCATCCGGAAGCCCTGGCTCGCAATACTCAGAAAATTTTCCGCTGGGTGGAGAAAGACACCCCTGATGCGGTTAAAAAAATTCAGGCTTTGTTACCAGCGATCGAAAAGGCAATGCCACCTCCGCTGGTGGCCTGGATGCGCAGCCACAGTTCCGATTATTTTCGGGAACTGGTGGATACGCATGAACGACTGGTGAGAGACGCTGATGAACTTGTCGCGGTGGTAATTGCTGGTTTCAATCAGATGAATCGTGGTGGTCCGGCGGGAAATGCCGTGGTGGCGCATTGATAACGTGTTCTGGGGGAGGGGATGAAGCTCCTTTTTGCTGAACGCCCGCTGGTTATAAACACGCAGCTGGCGATGAAAATTGGTCTGAACGAAGCCATCGTGTTGCAGCAGCTGCATTACTGGTTGAGAGATACCGGTTCCGGCATGGAATGTGATGGTGTTCGCTGGATTTATAACACAACAGAACAATGGCTGGAACAGTTCCCTTTCTGGTCAGAGTCAACGTTAAAACGCGCATTTGCAAGTCTGAAAACGCTGGGGCTTTTGCGTTGTGAAAAGCTCAACAAATCAAAGCGTGATATGACTAATTTTTACACGATTAATTACGAGAGTGAGCTTTTAGATGGTGGCAAAGTGAGCGAATCCATCATGTCAAAATGCGCCGCTCCATCAGGTCAAAATGACACGATGGAAGGAGCCAAAATGACACGCTCCATTGGTTCAAAACGACCCAATGTCATCGGGTCAAAATGGCCCGATGATCTTACAGAGAATACAACAGAGAATACAACAGAGATTACTACAGAGAATAAAAACACTTCTCGTCCGGAAGCTTCGCAACCGGACAGGCAGACGGCTGAACAGGATTTTTTAACCCGACACCCTGACGCTGTTGTGTTCAGTGCGAAAAAACGCCAGTGGGGCAGCCAGGAAGATTTGGCGTGTGCGCAGTGGATCTGGGGGCGAATCGTGAGTCTTTACGAGCAGGCTGCCAGCGATGATGGCGAAATCATGCGACCGAAAGAACCAAACTGGACTGCATGGGCCAATGATGTGCGCACAATGCGGATGCTGGATGGCAGAACTCACAGACAAATTTGCGAAATGTTTGGTCGGGTACAGCGGGATCCATTCTGGGTAAAAAACGTCATGAGCCCGTCAAAGCTTCGCGAAAAATGGGATGAGCTGGTTATTCGTCTGGGGCGTTCGCCTGTACAGCGTTGCGTGAATCACATTTCTGAACCGGATAACGAAATTCCGCCGGGCTTCAGGGGGTAAGTGTTAATTTCTGGTCATGAGGTAATTTTCAGGAGGGCTTGTGGCAAAAGTTTTTACACAAGAAGAGCGGGAAAAAATTAAAGGGCAGGTTGTTGAACTCGTACGCCAGAGTGGGCGCGAGACGTTACGACAACTGGAAGCTAAAACTGGGGCAACAAGATATCTGATGAGCGTTCTGGCCAGAGAGCTGGTTGCCAGTGGCGATGTATGCAACTCTGGTTACGGGTTATTCCCGTCTGAACAGGCGCGTAAGGACTGGCAAAATGCCCGTAAAAAGCTCTCAAGGGCAAAGCTGAAGAAACCATCTGCGGTTGATCCGGACCTTATCTGGTCATTACCTGATGGAGAAATACGTCGTTACGACAGGCGTCATAATATGATTTGTACTGAGTGTCGTAAAAGCGAAGTTATGCAGCGCATATTGTCGTTTTATCAGGGGGATGTTCGGTATTTATTGAAGTGACGAGATTAAAGTGCATTAGTTCAGATGTAAATTGACATTTTGTGGCACAGGGTAGAGCTAGCGTGGTTGTCCGCTTTGTGCCAAAAGCAGATATTGATAACATTGAGATATGTTAATTTATAGGGAGCAGCTCAAGGCCCACTGGAACTTCCAGTTTTTGCCCCTGAAACCGTTCCCAGTGAGCACTTCCACCTGAAGACTGCGCAGTCTTAGTTTTCGTTGCCTTTAGTTTATCCCTTTATGATACCGATAAAAACTTTTTTGTAATTTCTGCTGCCGTTTTCTCCATGCTGGGATATACAGTGCTTTCGGATATATTAAGCTGCGCCAGCTCTTCCAGAATTTTATTTTTGTTCGCTATCTCCACTCTGTTAAGAGGAAACTCAGCATCTGTTTCCGGTAAAATGGGATCAAGTCCGAACAGAAGAAAAGCTCCTGCCTGAGATTGTATGCGTTCATTATTTATTTTAGCCTTAAGGAAAACAACTTTCCTTAAGTCATCAGGAATTATTCTGTTTCTGAAATATGATTTTTCATTCTGTATAAGGTCTGCAAGTTTATCAGTGAGTTCAGATAACTCCATATTACCTTTTCTGGAATCAGAGGAGGACAATTTTTCCAACTCTTCGTAAGATAAAAGTGATAAGTTTGCTATACAGCTCACTGTATCTGAGTCGAAATATTTAATTTTCTTTCTATTTGTTGAAAACGAAATCACCTGTCCGTTTTCATCGGGGTTCGAACAGCAAGCAAAATATAATGCTATCAGTGGGTTAGATGTAATATCTAAGAGTCTTGTAGGCAAGCCATAATGCTGCATGCGGACAAGTTTATCAATCGTAAATTTATCCTCCTTAAATTCATTTGGTCTTGCGCTGAGTATTTCACGTACTAAATCAGATTCTGAAGCAAGATGCCTGTACGTCCCGTTTTGATTTTTTCTGTAAAGAGAGGGGACAAGCTCATATGAGCTTTTAGAGTGTCCACGATAAAAGGTAATGAGACCATCACGAAAGTTTTTCTTTATGAAATTAAGATAATCTATAATGTTCTCGACTACTGGGTATGTTTGTTTTTTTAATTTGATTGTACCTTTCAGGTGACTATTTTGTTTGTTTAAACCAAGTGATTCCAGAACAATATTTAAATCCTTATTTTTTACTGCCCAATGTGTACGACTTAACCCGAAAGATCCTAGCCCTAGGGTTTCTTTATATAATGTCGTTTGGGGATTCGTTATTTCTCCAAAATTATGATTAATCTTGAAAGAAAATAAAATATCGCCACCATCTTTACGTAAATTTCTTATTTCCCCAAGTCTGATCCTGATGTACTTGTTTGTATCATATTCATCATCTTTTGTATAAGTTTCGGTCATGAACAATACTGGTAGCTTGGCGAGTTCTCTTAAGGTATCGGGTCTTATTGGTGTTAATTTACTGTAAATATCGCTTGGGGTGCCTTCCAGCATGCGGGACATCGAGAATCTTTCCTCGCCTTCTTTAAGCCCAGGGTCCATACACGGCCAGCGGTCAAAAACGTCCGGTTCTCCGGCCATGATTAAGCTAAACATCGCAATCTCCTAAATTTACTTGCTAAAGTCAGTGTACTTTTATCATGTTGCTTCATTGTGTATGAAAGTAACATTGGTTGTCCATGCTCGTTTGTCTCTCATAATTCACAAATTTGCGAATATTTTTTATAAAAAATTCAAAACAGATAGGTTGACACAATCAAAATTCACAAAGGGCACCTGCTTCTAATGTGGTTACGGCCCGATCATACGGGCAATGTCTTTCCATTATTGAAAACTCCGGGATCAACCATGATATATGAAGTCTCTTGCTATCCAGTTAAGTAAATGTCTGCTTCTCGCTCAAAGTGGGCTAGAAGGTTAGCTTGCGTCGGACTTGGCGTATTTAAAGAAGTGCTGGTGGTGACTGGTTATTATGTTCCATTTCTACAGAACAAAATCACAGAAACTATACCCAATAGTTGTATTGAATCACTGACGAGACAGCCTCATATTTATCAGGACTGGTGTACGTCCAATACAGGAGGTTGTGGTGCTGGTTCTCAAATGTGCGCTGGCTATTGCTGCTGTAATGGCAATTTATTGCCTTGCTGTTGTTCTTATGGATCGCCTTTCTGACTGATTTCATATTGGCGAGGTAACGGGAGTTAAGTAGAATGGCTGCGGGTGCTTGAGGCTATCTGTCTCAGGCATGAACACCAAAGGCAGATAGAGAAAAGCCCCAGTTAACATTACGCGTCCTGCAAGACGTTTAACATTAATCTGAGGCCATATCTATGCGACACATAGAGATTAGCCTCTTACGGACCGAAAGGTCAAGGAGAAGCAGGCTATGAAGCAGCAAAAGGCGATGCTAATCGCCCTGATCGTCATCTGTTTAACCGTCATAGTGACGGCACTGGTAACGAGGAAAGACCTCTGCGAGGTACGAATCCGAACCGGCCAGACGGAGGTCGCTGTCTTCACAGCTTACGAACCTGAGGAGTAAGAGACCAGGCGGGGGAGAAATCCCTCGCCACCTCTGATGTGTCAGGCATCCTCAACGCACCCGCACTTAACCCGCTTCGGCGGGTTTTGTTTTTTCCTGGCATTCTGGTTTACAATTCGCACGCCAGCCTGAACAACTGGCACCTGCTGCGCCAGCAGAGACAACCGATGGCGCACGATACCAAATTACACAATTCTGATGATTCTGCCGTCTTTGCCAGCAGGCACGGGCGGCGTTCCCGCACTTTCAAATCTGACTGGTTCCAGCATGACCCATGCACTGAAGAACAGGCCGAGTGGCTAATTCAGTGCTACCGCAGACACGGATACGAGATTAAGAAAGCCCTCAGCCTCGATTATCGTCACTGGATAATCTCCGTCAGGCTTCCTTACTCTGAACGCCCACCGCGTCCGTCTCGCACATTCCAGCAACGCA